GAATTTTAATTTCTAATTGTGCGTTTTGAAGTTTTTCCTCTAGCCAAAGCACATAGTTTTCAGATACCATTGAAATATCGTGAGGTGTTTGAGAAAATCCCAATTCACATTCTACCCTTTTAACGTTTACAGTTTCGTTTTTCGTCTCTTCAAAATACTCTCTAAATTTTGTGTTTCTATTTTCCATTATTGTAAGTTTAAATTAATTCTTAATATGTTTTTTAAATCGCCTCTTTTGCTCTCTTGGATTTTTAGATTAACCATTACGTCTGTAATCATTTCATCGTCTTTTAAATGCGATTCTATTTGTGTTTTTAATTGGGTCCAAGCTTCCCGGTTTATTTTAGATACAGGCATTTTCTCTGTCTTCAGGTAGCAGGTCACTTATAGAATAAGCCCTTTTTAATCCTAATTCTTTTGCCGCATAATTTACGTGCTTTGAAGTAGTTGTGGACCACCATCCTAAAATATGTAAAAACCCGTTTGTAATGGTTGCTACGTGTGTTGAATAGCTATAAATTTTATCCCCGTCTCTTCTTAAATTTTTCGTGTACTTTGCAAATTCTGTCATTTTGTTCTGTTTTAAATTAATATTATTTTTACTTTTTTCTGCACCGGTGTTACTATTAGAAATAAATTTCATTCTCATACTCTAAACCTGTAATATCTGCTAACGCTTCGTCATAATTTGTGTATGTAATTTCACGGCTCCATTCCCCGTCTACGAAAGGTACCACATCAATAGTTACGCTACCGTTATCTGTGATTGCTCTGTATAAATCTATTTTTCTATATTCTGTCATTTTGTTCTGTTTTAGATTGCAAGCTTATTTGCTTACGCTGCAATATACAAAAACTATTACTTATAAACAAATTATTTAATAACTTTATTTATAAACAAATAAAAAGAGGCCTAAGCCCCTATTCATTTAAGTTAATTACACTAGCCATATTTTCAGTCAGTAAATAAACATCTTTTAAAATTCGCTTCTTTGTCCACATAGTTGTATCCGGACAATATTTCTTGACCGTTTCCGGCATTTTTAAATTGTTTAACCAATACATAAAATTTCCTTTTGGGTCAGAAACAAAGTATATTTTAATGACCTTTTCGTCAATCTTCATTAAATTATCGAACTTATGTTTTTCTAACATTTTTGTCTCGTAATATTTATTTCTAAATTTCATTTCGATAACACAATGTTTTCCTTTCGGTGTTCGTCCGTAAGCATCATAAATAGAAGAATTATCTTCAGGAATTTTTAAGTTCCAACCGTCAAGATTTAATATTAATACAACGGCTTTTTCAAATTCTTTAATTTTCTTAATTCCCATTATCAAAAACTACATTTAAGTCTTTAATCCAACGGTTTATTCCTTTGGGATTGCAAGTGCATAAACGATAGTATTTATGTTTATAGACTTTCGCGTGCAATTGACAAACCAATTCAAATTCGGCTGCGCTGATAACGTCCTTTGTTCCCATTCTGAATTGCTCCCAATCTTTGTAGTCATTTTTTTCAAATTTTACCATCTTTTTATTTTTATTTCATTCCAATCCTGTCTTCTTGAATCACATTTACATTTAGTTCCTTTGTATTTATGATAGGATTCTACTAGAAATTTTATCCCCGTATATTTTGTTATGTAAAAAACAATATCCCCTAGTCTCATTTTTTTATATTTAATTGTTGTGATTGTATTTTTTGAATATACAAACAGGCATCCATTAATTCTTCTTTTAAGTGTTGTAAAAAGTCATCGGAATTGTTATCTTGTAAAGTTGTTTTGTATTTATTTATTCCTACACAACTTCTTATATCAAATTCTCTTTTAAGGTCCTCAACAATTTTATCTTTTGATGTTGTTACTTTATTTTCATTCTCTGCTAGTTCTTCTGAAAATTTTCTAGCTACTTCTGTAAGTGTTTTTAAGTTTGTCATATTTAATATTTTAAAGTTTTAAAGTGTTTGTTACTATTATAGTAAGCCATCATTTCAATATCGTTAACAGAACCCTCTCTAGGTTTTCTGCCGCCCATTTTTATTTCCCCTGTTACATTTTTTAATTTAACAAAAATAATACCATCTAAGCAGGCCCAAATAATAACCGGCTCCGACTTCCTATCCGTAAGTTTTACCAATTTTCTTACTGCAATTGGTAGCGGAAAAGCATCACTCATAAGTCGGTTTCTGCCTTTTACCTCGGCATAGCCTATTACGGTATGGTTTTGGCTCAAAATAGTAAAGTCTATATCGTGTTGACCTAATTTAATATAGGAACCATTAAACATACCTACAAATGCTTTTATGGCTTTCATCTCTCTTTGTAAATCTGTCTGTTTTTCAAATCTCATTATAGTAATTTTTTTAATTCTTCTCTCGCTCTTTGGTAAGCGTTGTAAACTGTATAGTAAGGGACCTGAGAGTTGCGGCTAAATTCCGCTATACTTTCCCCGGATTGTATTGTTTCGAAAACAAAACGTTGATACCATTCTAAATTTCCAATACCTTGTTTTATCCTATTATAAGTTTCATCAAAATCTACATCTAATTGTCCATTTAAACAATGTTCGTATTCTTCAATTTGTACGTTGTTGTGATTTTTTTGTTTACGCTTTAAATCAATAAATATTGAGTTTAACGTTTTAAATATGTAGTAGTAATTAATTTCATTTTTATCATACATAATATCCTGTCCGTATTTTAAGATGGATTTATGTATTTTAATATACATTTCCTGAGTTATGTCTTCTGCCGTCTCTTTAGTAACACCAAAAGAGGAAACGATATCGACCCAAGTTTGATGTTTTTTAAAGATTAAAACAATTTCTTTACTCATTTTTCTATTTTAACGGGTCGTATAAATCACCTACAACAATTGGCAAACCCATTGGATTTACTTCAAAGCTAAAGGTAGGAAAAGAATACCCTCGGCTCCTACCACATTTAACTGTTATCCAATCCCGGTTTACAGTATTGGCTTCTAAACTTATGACCGTCTCAGCCTTTTTTTCTAGAAAAGAACCAAGGTGTCCGGTTCCAAGCTTTGCGCTTCCAAAGTTTTGGTGTATGACATTTATAATATGCACATTATATTTAGCTGACCATTCCATTAATTTCTGTACAACTTGGTTTGATTCCGCAATTGAATTTGCATCGCTACAAAGGTCTGCTATACCGTCAATTATTACTAGAGATGGTTCGTGAACTTTAGTTTTTAAATAATGCTCAATAAATTCTAATCTTGTTTTATGATTTAAAACCCTTAGTCCAAAGGTATGATAATTTTCTGAATTAACATTTTTGTCCATATCGTAAACCCTTTTAAAAACTCGTTGGCAATGCCAAAGGCCCTGCTCAGTATCAAAATGAATTAGGTTTCCGTTACCTCTATGTCCTTTAATTTCACCACCGTAAATATTATTTCCGCTTAAATAAACTGAAGCTAAAAGTGAAATGAAAAATGTTTTTTTAGTTTTTGGAGGCGCAGTAACTACGGAAAGGTTGCCGTATGTCCCCAAAGCAATAGGCATTAAAGTATCACCTTTGCTAGATTTTAAAACTATTTCACCCATTGATAAACAAACCGGTGGATATTCTATTTTTTCTTTTGGATTAACCCGACAATCTTGTTCGATTAAATCCATTAACATATTGTTTTCTGTTTCTTGTTCTGTCATTTATTCTGTTTTAAAGTGAATTTCAAAGATAAAAAAAAGGGTCGCTCTGTATCGCTCCGCAACGACCAAGTTTAAAAAGCTAACAGTTACAACCCTTTGTTTATTTATTCCCAAGGCAAATCTCCTGCTTCAGCCTGTGAAGTAGCTGCAACTTCAGGTTTTTCTTCGCGCTCGGCTAAAGTAATTTTACCGTCAGTCCAAATCACTTTTCCATTCCCTAAAGTTATTCTAGGCTTTTTAACATCTCTTTCTTCTTTAGTTTGAGATTCTGTAACCCAAACATTGTTTCCGAATTTTGTTTCGTCATTTACTGACAAGGTGAGTTCGTAGTAAACGGCCCCATCTTTTCCTTTTACAAATTTCTCTTTTGGTAACTTATCTACTCTAATACTCGCATTAATTAATGTACTCATAATTTCTATTTTTATTTAGGTTAATATTAATAATTTTCTTAATACTGATACTCTTTTCTTTAATGTTTCAATACATTTTGGTTCCCCACCTTTTTTAATAGTGGCCTCTAAGTTGTCAATTACTTGGCAAAGTAAAATCTGTTCCGATTGTTCCATATTATTTCTTTTTAAAATCTTCGCTTTCATCTTCACCAAAAACACCCAATTCGTAAAATCCTGTTAATTTTAAAATTGCTCTTGACATAGCCCTTTTTTCGGCCATTTCTGCAACATAATGCGATTGGCAATTTCCGGAATTAAAGTCTGCTCCTTTTAACGCGGACCCAAATGTTTCTATAACAACTGTGTCTTCTATAAACGCTCTTCTTGCGGTTGCTTTTATTACGGCAAAGTTTGGTAGCAAAGTTTCAGCCTTAAATACAACTTCTATATTTTCCATTGCGGCTATTTTTTCAATTCCTGAACGCGTTATAATTACATAATGTTTATGAGTGTAAACGTCTTCAGTAGTAAGTTCGTATTTCTTGTAAAGTACTTTTAATTTGTCTCTGTTCATCTTATCTGTTTTTAGTATTAATTTCTTCTAATTTTAATTGGCTTTCTAACATTCCAATTTTTAACAACAAAGCAGTTATTCTTGCTTCGTAAACGTCTATCAATGTTTCCGTAGTTTGTGGGCTAAAATTTATTCCCATTACTTAATATTTAATAAAGTTGAACGGGCTATATCTAGTCTTCTATGTATAGCTAATTGCTCAAAGGCATCACCATTATAGACTGAATTTTCTAAAGCTTTTTCTAGGTGCTTAATTTCCTTTTGTAAAGTAGTTTCTTGTGTTTCCATTTTTCTGTTTTAAAGATTAATATATCGCGAATATACAACGAATTGTTGATAACTCCAAATGTATTGCAAAAAAAAACGTAAACTCGTTTTAAGGAACCTACGCTTTTAGAAAAACAGAACAGACAAATGTAGTGCTAAATTAATTCATCTACAAGCTTTTTGTACTTTATTATCATTTCCTCTAATTCAAAGTCTGCTAGTTTAATAATTTGCTTTGATTTAATATGCAAACGTCTTGCCGTACCGTCCCCAAATTTCAAATCTAAGTATTGAGAAAAAAGCCATTGTTCACCGTATTTAAAAACATTGCAACCTGCACATTGCACTTGGCAATTTACTTCGTCCCATCTTGTTGAATAATGTTTTCTAGATTGAAAATGTCCATTTTGTAGTTTTTTCCAATGGTCCTGTTTTCCGCAGGTAAAGCAAACCGCTATTTCGTCCTGTGAATTTCTTAATCGTATGTACTTAGAAAATATTGAATCTAAATTTTTTACAATTTTACTTCTAGTAAGTTTCTTTTTAACTGCCATTTTATATTTTTATTAGAAAAGATTTTTTTATTCCGGAAAAAAATAATAACTTCGAACTTTTTTACAACTTGTAATTCTAAGAATACATTTAAAATTAAATCTAAAAATACTTATAAAAATAAAGACATCTGCACTTTATTCTATTTTTTAGTAGAAATATGTTTAAATTTTTCTACACCTCTAGAGCCAAAATAAGCAACGTAAACAGTAATTAAAAGGCTTTTAAGTAACTCAATCCATTCGTTTTCTACAATAAAAGTATCTATCATAGAATCTAAGAGTACAAATAAAACCATTGAAACAGTTAAAAATATTAAAGTTAAAGGTCGTGTATTCTTACTAAGCCAACTATCTGAAGACATATCTGAACTCCATCTTTTAGATACTTGCTCCATCTCTGAAATATCCATATCTAAGAGTTTTAAGGCAGTTTCTTTATCTTTAGGTGATAGTTGTCGGTCCTTAGTTATTAATTGCCTAAGCACCCCTAAGAATCCTTTTTCCGGTAGTATTTCACCTATTGACGAACCTAGTTTTTTAAGAAATTCTCCTACTTTAGTTTTTGCAAAAGGTTTTTTTGACATTTTTATTTTTTGTTTTGATTCATTAGATACCATTTATTAATTGTATATCCAATAACAACCAAGGAAAGAAGAATCTTTAGCCCTAATTCGATTGCAGTAAAATTTAAGGCCATAGCCAAACCATTAAGTCCGTATATTTTCAAGTCTAGTAGTTTCATTTAACAAGTTTTACATTCTTTATAAACCCTATAAACACCTCTTCGTCTTATAACTAAAACCTGTTTTCTATTGTCTTTTGAATTTTTATAAGAAACGTGAAGCCATTGTGGATTGGCTGCACCATATTCCCAAATAAGGGAATCAAAATCTAAGTTGTCTTTTATGTAATGAAACATTTCTAAATTAGTTTTTAAACCTAAAGAAGTAATGTCCATTGCTTCACCTTTTGTATGTTGTGAACGAGGTGCGCCTTTAATCCCGGTATTTAATTCTTCAGAACGAAACATAGAATTAACTTTTATAGGTCCCCCGACCCATTCTCTTAAAGGTTCAAAAACCTCTTCGGCTAGTATTCCCATATTTTTAATATGTTCAGAACTTGGCTTATTTGTTATACCGTATTGTGTGGCATATTTTGAATGGGTCGCTTCCTTATAGGAAATGTTTTTACTTATTTTCTTCATCTTTAATTAGTTTATAAGAACCGTCTGTTAAATCTATATCAATTTTACCATAAGATTTTTCAAGTTCTTGTTTTTGCTTTTCTAGGTCATTCATTAATTCTGCGTAATAATGCAATAATTGATGTTTTTGAGTTTCTAGTAAACCAAGGTCGTGCAAAATTGCTCCTTTTTTCTGTTCACTTTCCTTTAGTACTGTTAGTTCTTTTTTACTGATTTTAGACATTTTTCTATTTTTAGAATTAATAAGCGTAAATATACGTCTTTTATTTTATTTGCTTTTTAAGTTCTTCAATTTCAGCTTTCAACTCTTTTATAGAATTAATTAGGGCAAATGTAATTGCATTAGAATCAAAATTTAATAATTCAGTTTCTTCTTTGTCATCTTCATTTAAAAGTGTGTCGTAAGTGTGTACGCATTCCGGCATAACTTTTTGAATTTCTTGTGCAATAACTCCAATACCTCCGGAATTTTTATCAAATCCTGCTTTTCCGTTATAATCATAACTTACAGGTCTAATTGCTAAAATTTCTTTTAATCCTTTTTCGTAGTCTTTTACGTTAGTCTTTATTCTTTCATCTGAAGTTACAATCCAAGTAGAAGATGACGGTTTAGCCGCTGAGTTTGTCCCTAAGTGTAACCAATAAGATGGGTTTATTCTATTAATACCAACGTAACCGTTATTTTTAACTACAAAACCACTTTTTCTATTAGTATTTGACGTACCTGTTCCGACTGAAAAGTTAAGAGCAACACCACCGTTATATTGGTTATATTTTCCTACGGCAACCTGTCCTTGACCATTTGCGGCTGAACTATTTGTTGGAGTTGTAACCCCTTGACCTAAAGCAATATTTGAATCACCTTTACTAGCAACGGCTCCTGCACCAAATGCCATACATTCAGGTCCAAAAGCATTTGAATTATTTCCACCTGCAAAAGTATTGTCTTCCCAAGCTTTACAATCGTAACCAATAGCGAACGCTTGGTTTCCTGTTGACGTTCCTACTGCACCCGCTTTCGATAATCTACCAAAAGCTGCTGAATTTTGTCCGTAAACAGTTAAACTTTGACCGTAAGCAAAAGCACCGGTTCCGTAAACCTTTGTACTTGTTGTAAGGCCACCGTAAGCACCCCCGGCAAAAGAAGAAACACCCCTTGCCTGAGAGTTATGTCCAATTGCGAAAGACATATCCGCATTTGCTAAGTTATTTAAACCTGCCGTAAAAGTTGCAAAACCATCATTGTAATTCTGAAAACCTGTATTTGTATAAAATTCTGCATTACTAAAGTTTTGGTGTAAGCTACCTAGATTTGCTTCAGGTGCCGATATGGTTCCCTTGAAAGTTGCCGAATTTATTCCATTTCCGTTTGCATTGTTACCTCCATTTAATTGTAATAAAGGGTCTGCTGAAGTAGGGTCTGTAAATTTAAAACCCTCATTTGCGTTAGCGTTAAATTGTAAATAATAAGCTTGTTTCCTTATAAAGGCCGAAGTATCTGCATTATCTGAGTTTAGAAATAATAATTTACTTGACGTCCCGCCCGTTCCATTATTAATAGTAATACCATTAACTCCTTTTACTTTTATAGCTTTTTCAATTAAAAGTCCTGTATTGTTAATTTCTCCGGCATAAGCCGCGGCAGTAGCACCTGCGTAAAATGTTAATTTAGTTCTACTATAAATACTTAAAAAATCATTATCACCAAAGCTATTCCAATTACCCTCAGTTATACCAAGAGGTGCGCCAACAGTAGTATCTCCAAAGTGCAATTCACCACCTTGGACCATTCTAATTCTCTTTATAGCATTTGTAGAATATACTCCTAATTCTGTTGTGTTAGAAGTGTTCCCAAGAATGTTTCCTGCAAAAATTGCGTTTTTATTTGCGTTTAACTCTAAAATATTACCTGAAGTACCTGCATTAAATTTAAAGCTTGCCCCGGAAGTAGGTGTGATATTGAATCCCATAGAATCTTCATCCATTTGACCAATACCAACGTCATTGTGAATACCTCCTTGATTCTTAAATATTATCCTTTGAAAAGCAGTCGTATCAAAATCTCCATAACTCGTTTTAGAAAAACCGACAATAGTATTAAAGTCCGTATCTCTTTTTAAACTTATTGAAGACGCCGTAAAAACTGCTGACGGGCTTGCATTATGACTGCTACCGTTTCCAATCTGAACACCCCCGCCCGCATTAGTAAGATACATAGTCCCCCTGTTACCAATTGCTCCGTAACCACTAAACCTAGCATTATCTGCAAGTGGTGTTCCATTTGTTACGTCTACCGCATCTGCTATAAAAACATTAGCCGCTTTTACTTGACCTATAAAACTTGCATTTCCATTTTCAGAACCATCTATTTTTAAAGCCGCTACATTTGTTCCACCATCATTTACTCTAAAATAAATGTCTTTATTTGAAACATTATTTGCAATGTATAAATCATTTCCTGTGTCTTTTTCAACGTAAGAATGATTAGTACCTAATAAATTAATAACAGAATTAACTGTACTAGAATTTCCTACGCTTAAATCCCCACCTGAAACAGTTACATCTCCCGTTACAGAAATTCCTGAACTTGTAGTTGTTAATTTAGTGCTACCTGCATATCTAAGAGCAACAAAAGATGCACTTATTGAAACATTATTGTTTCCCCCTGTTGAAATTAAAAAATTATCATTATTTGGAAAACCAAAAAACGTGTTAGTGTCTCCGTTATGTGTTACATAATCCACTATTTTTACATTCCCATTGAAAACTGTATCATTTGAAAATGTTTTTGCACCTGCAATTGTTTGCGCTCCTGAAGTTCTTACAACTGTTGAATCAACTTCTATGTCATCTGCATTAGCCGTAATTCCGTCACCGCCTATTACATTTAATGTTGGGTCAATAGTTGATGTCCCTGTTTGGGTCATTCCGGAACCGGCAGTTACGGAAGTTACTGTACCGTCATTTCCTTGTGCGCTTGTAATATAACCCGCGTCATTGGTCCATTGATTATTGGAACCTGATTTATTTGTAAAGGTTTGTGTATTACTTGCGGTAGTGGTTCCTGTATTATTGGTAAAACCTCCATCGTTATCAAATATACTTAAAGGAATTGAAGATATTAATTGCTTTTTATTAGCCGTTCCATTTACGGATACAAGATGGTCCGTCCCTACTAAAACATTTCCGGTACCTAATTCGTTTAAATTTAAAGATAAAGCAATTGTTTTTGCCGTAGACCTATTTAATGTAAATGTAGTTGCACCATCTAAACCTGTTGCGGTTGTGATTGATACAGTTGAATTATTTGCCGAAACCTTATTTCCAATATTGGTAGCATTTGTAGCTATATTTGTAGCGTTTGTTGCTATTGCCGTAGCGTTAGTACTTATTCCTGAAACGTTTGTAGCAATACCGGAAACATTAGTTGCAATTCCGGTTGCGTTGGTAGCTATATTTGTAGCGTTTGTAGCAATCCCTGTTGCATTGGTAGAAATACCTGAAACGTTTGTAGCAATACCGGAAGTGTTGGTAGCTATATTTGTTACATTGGTTGCAATTCCTGTTGCATTAGTCGATATATTTGTTGCATTGGTCGAAATCCCTGTTCCATTAGTAGTAATACTAGTAGCATTTGTATCTACTAAAGCTTTCAAGACCCTACCTTGGTTTGCGGCCAAAGCAGCGGTTGTACTTGTTGAGGTTAAAGTATTTATTACACTTATAGTTGAGGTCCCAATATCTGTCTTTAATTGTTTACCCATTTCAGCGGATAAAGGAACCGTAGTTCCACCTGTTGTAAGGTCGTTTACAATACTAGAAGTTAAAACTCTTAACCCTATTGCGGTTGCATTTGCAGCAATAGCCGTAACATTGGTAGAAATCCCGGAAACATTGGTAGCAATCCCGGTAGTATTTGTTCCAATAGCCGTTGTATTTGCTGAAATGTCAGTATCATTTGAAGCTATATTCGTTGCATTTGTAGAAATACCCGTTGAGTTAGTAGAAATGTTTGATGTATTTGTTGCTATTCCACTTACATTGGTAGCAATTCCACTTGTATTGGTTGCTATATTGGTTGTGTTTGTTGCTATTCCGCTTGCATTATTAGAAACGCCTGTTGCGTTTGTAGCTATATTAGTTACGTTTGTAGCTATACCTGTTGTGTTGGTTGAAATAGAACCCGTATTAGTTGAAATGTTTGTGGTATTTGTACTTATGTTACCTGCATTAGTAGAAACACCGCTTGTATTTGTAGCAATATTTGTAACGTTTGTAGCTACACCTGAAGTATTGGTTGCAATATTAGTTGTATTAGTTGCAATAGCCGTTGTGTTTGCTGAAATTGAATTTGTTGCAGTAGTAATTTTTCCATTTAAAACCCTACCTTGATTTGCGGCTAAGGCACTTGTTGTGCTTGTTGAAGTTAAAGTGTTTACAACTGTTGTACCTCCGCTTACAATAGCAGCGGCTAAAACAACACCCTGTTGTGCTGACAAAGGAACCGCAGTTCCCCCGGTTGTTAAATCATTTACAATTGAACTAATATCCACCTTTCCCCCTAAAGTTGTAACATTTGCAGCAATATTTGTTGTATTGGTCCCTATGCTAGAAAGATTGGCGGCAACCCCTGAAGTATTTGTACTTATATTTGTAGTGTTTGTACCTATATTTGTAGCATTTGTGCCTATACTTGAAAGGTTTGCAGCAACACCGGTTGTGTTAGTTGCTATGTTAGTTACGTTAGTTGCAATGTTTGTTGCATTAGTTGCAATATTTGTAACGTTTGTAGCTATGTTAGCGGCTAAAGCGGCATCGGCATTTGTTCTATTTGTTACCTCGGTTGCTAGTTCAGATTTTAAAGGATAAAACGCGCTATAATCGGCTTCCACCGCAAGAATATTTCCAAGTCTACCAAATACTGTTTTTACTGCGTCCGTGTTATCTACTTTTTGCCAATCTACACCGTTTGATATAATCCAATCCCCTATTTCATAAGAAACACCTAAATAGGTCCCGGCAACATCTACAATATAATACTCTCCTTTTACACCTGTTGGGCTTGGTAAAGTTGGCGTATCGGTTGCGGCGTCATAAACACCCTCATAAGTTAATTGTCCAAGTATAGATTCCGGTAAATAAGTTTCTAGAATTTTAGAATTTGCATCTAAAGGAACGTATCCATTTGCAGCACCTTTTCTAACTAAAAATTCAGCCGTTGTATTAATTGTTGAAATTGCAGTTACATTTGTTGCAATATCCGTGTCATTGGTCCCAATATTAGTAGCATTTGTTGCTATACCCGTAACATTAGTAGCTACGCCTGAAGCGTTTGTTGCAATGTTAGATGTATTTGTTGCTACGTTAGAGGTGTTTGTACCTATATTAGAGGTGTTTGCAGCTATGTTTGTGGCATTTGTACTAATTGCCGAGGTGTTTGTACTTACATTTGAATTGGTGGCCGCAATACTGCTTAAATTAGCTGCAACCCCACTTGTATTCGTAGCTATATTAGTAACATTTGAAGCAATACCTGCTGCATTAGTTGATATAGCCGAAGTATTTCCTGTAATATTTGTAGCGTTTGCCGCTATGTTAGTAACATTAGTAGCAATGTTAGCTGCATTTGTTGCCGAACTGCTTGCCCCGGTTGCAATTGCTGCCGTGTTTGTTGCAATGTCTGTAACGTTGGTTGCAATTCCGGTTGTGTTAGTTGAAATATTACTTAAATTACTAGCTATACCGGTGGTATTTGTAGAAATGTTTGATAAATTACTAGCGATTGCGGTGGAATTAACCCCTATACTCGAAACATTTGCAGCAACTCCCGTTGTATTTGTAGCAATATTTGTAACATTAGAGGCTATTCCTGTTGTGTTTGTTGCAATAGCACTTGTATTAGTGCCTATACTTGTTAAATTTGAAGCAATACCTGAAGCATTTGTAGCTATGTTTGTAGTATTTGCTGAAATATTAGTTACGTTGGTTGCAATTCCTGCCGTGTTTGTAGAAATACCTGAAGTATTAGCTGCAATTTCTGTTGTATGAGTTGATATAACACCCTCGTTTGCAGTAATTCTGCCGGTGTTTGAATTTATTATAACAAGATTAGAAGCTATATTCGAAACATTTGTTGCTATTCCTGAAGTGTTGGTGTTTATTCCTGAAGTGTTGGTTGCAATAGCATTAAAATTTGCCGTTATATTTGTGGCATTATTAGAAATATTTGTAACGTTGGTTGCAATATTTGTAACATTGGTTGCAATATTGGCCGCATTTGTTGCGGACCCTGAAGAACCCGTTGCAATTGCTGCGGTGTTTGCTGCAATGTCTGTTACATTAGTAGCTATATTTGTTGTGTTTGTGCTTATAGAGGTAGTATTTGCCCCTATACTTGACAAGTTGGCCGCAATATCTGTTTCGTTTGTATCTATGTCTGCGGAATTTGTAGTAACCGAAGTATTAAGGTTTCCTATACTAGATAAATTAGTAGCAACCCCGCTTGCGTTCGTTGCGATATTTGAAACATTGGTAGCGACCCCTGCCGTGTTTGTAGCGATATTTGTAACATTACTAGCTATACCTGAAGTGTTAGTTGAAATATTACCTGTATTTGAACTAATATTTGTTGTGTTTGCACCAATAGCCGTAACATTTGAAGCAATTCCTGAAGCATTTACAGCAATACTATTTGCATTTGTAGTTCCTGTTGATAAATTTGCAGCAATCCCAACAACGTTTGTAGCTATACCGCTTGTATTTGTTGTAATATTAGAACTGTTTGCCGCTATGTTATTTTCATTTGTAGTAATCTTAACATTTGCTGCGTTTATATCCGTAACATTAGTTGCTATATTAGTTACATTTGTAGCTATTTTAACATCATTTGCTGAAATGTTAGTTACGTTTATTGCAATGTTTGCAGCGTTAGTTGCTGAACCCGAAGCACCGGTTGCAATAGCCGCAGTATTTGCCGCTATATTTGTAACATTAGTAGCTATATTTGTAACATTTGTAGCAATATTTGCTTCGTTGGTTAAAATATTACTTGTGTTAATTGAGCCTGTTGATTCGTTACCTGCAATAAGTGTGTATGCAGTAGAAATAAGTGCTGAATTGTTAGATATAGCTGAAGTATTTGTAGAAATATTTCCTGTATTCGCATTTATAGCACTAAGATTGGTGGCAATTCCTGTTGTATTAGTTGAAATATTTGAAGTATTACTAGAAATTGCTGAGGTATTAATTGTAATATTTGAAGTATTTGTATTTATATTCCCGGTATTAGTGTTTATACTACTAAGATTGGTGGCAATATTTGCTTGGTTAGTTACAAGGTCATTTCTTAGCAAAATAATACTTCCACTATTTGTAGCAATATTTGTACTATTTGTAGTTATACTAACTAAATTACTTGCTATTGCAGTTTCTAGTGTTTCACCGCTTATTGTTATAACCGCGCCCGAAGCAGTTGTAGATATACCGTTTGAACCTGTAATAGAAAATATCTCTGAATCAATTGCAACCCTACCGGTCCCGGTATTTCCTGAAAAATCTAAATCCTGTGCAAGTTGGTTATTGTCTACATAAGTTTTTACCGCTTTACTTGTCGGTATTGTTGTATCGTTGTCAAAGTTTTCAATACCATTTGCAGCAGTTACAAATTGAGTAATTGTAACACCTGTACCGGTATCTTTTAAACTTCCAAATTCTAAAACTCCTAAAACTTTAAAATCTCCTAAACTATTTAAAAATATACCTGTTGATGTTCCTTTACCGTCTGTTATCTCTCTTAATGTAGTGTTAAGGGATAAATTGTCAATAGTTTTTATTAAACCCTCGTATGTATCGGAAATTTTTGTATTGAATAAAGTTGCCATTGTTTACTTATTTTTTACTTCTTTGTTTTCTTGAATATTTGTTTTTTCCCTTTTCTTTTGATAAGCTTTAAGCTTTTCTAGCATCTTTGCTTTTGGCTTGTAAATCATAATACCCAACCATTATAAACCGCATCATAAGATGGGAAAATGTCATCATTATTGTTATTGGTATATTCAGGATATAACGTTTGATTAAAAGACATAAAATCAATAAATCTTCTAGAATACCATTCGGCATTTGTCCTAGCTTTTTCAACTAAATAATCAACTTCTTCTTTAGAAACCACTTCTGAGTTTTCGCTTCTATGTTTCATCATTCCCCCATTACGTAATTGGTAAGAGGCCCAAGGTAAATAATCTACCTGAGTGAACCAAATTAACATATCTACCACGTAATCGTCTAATAATAGTTTCCACCTTGCGTTAATTGGTAAGTCAATACCGGCTACAATTGCTGCCGTAAGCGCATCATACATTTTTGTTCCTAAATACTCTTGAATATGGATTTTTTGCGCCGTAGAAATAAAGAAAATGAACTTGTCTGTGTCCACATTTCCGTCCATAATTGAGTTACGAACTAGGTCTGTTCTATTGATAAAAAGTACTGTTGCCATTGTTTTATTTTATTTTATTAATTACAGATATTTAAACTTTTATTTCTATGTCTTATCATATCCGGATAACCATCGTCCCCGGTAAACATTTGTTCCCTTATATCTAATTCGTTTTTTGGGTCGTAAATCATTGAAACAACGTCCGGTGTCCCGTGTAAAGCTTTGTTCCAACCCGGAGGTGCATATTTTTCGTTAAATGGAGTTCGTCCCGCAACTCTAAAGCCTGCCTTTTTGTATATTTTGGTTAAATATCCGTCAAAATTATCTCCTGTACGTCCACCTGCTTTTACTCCTAAAGCCATTAACTTTTCCCCTACCCCGCTTACATTGGTGTCGGGGTTTTTAAATAAGCCCTTTAAGTCTCCGTTTGCACCAACTAAAATAGAGCCATAACTTTTAGTAATTATCTGACCCCCTCTAGCTTCGCTTTCGTCCATTTTATCAACTGACCAATACGTTGTAGGGTCCGCTTCTTTTGCATCGTTTAACATTCTAGAATAATCCCTAGCTTGTTTGGCCGTTGTTAAAGAACCCTTAGCCGAAAGGTTTGTTAAATCTAAACAAGTTTCGTTTTCTTTAATCCACCTGCCTGACTGACCTCTTTTTTGTGTTGTTTTATAACCTAGGTTTTTTGCTAAAGAAGTTGCGGATAAAGGGTACCTACCCTCTCCCGGTTGTTTTATTGTAGCAATTGCAGCTTTAGCCGAACCTCTTGGAAATCTTTGTTGTGATTTAGGAATGGTTCGGGTCTTTCTGTAATTCCCTAAATTCTTTGAAACCTCTGTATTTGTTTCTTTTCGATATAAAACTCTTTTCCATTTATGGCAGCAAAAGATACCTCCTTTTAGTTCGAAAATATTATATTCGATATTCGGCTTATGTCTAAATTCTACGTTTACATCACCTCTACTTGCTTGGTCAATATCTTCAATTCTCCAAACTATACCGGCACTACTCATTGCCATCATATTACTACAAAAATCTCTAGTTTTTCCTGACTTTGAATTTGCCCCTAAAGCATATTTGTATCTAATTTTATACAAACCGTTTTTAGAATCAATATCTGAATAAGCTGAACCTTTGTTTTTGCTAGTAATGTAATCTTGATTTAATCCTAAAATATCTTTTATCTTACTTAGAGTGTTTTTTGGCTTTTCCTGTATTAAATAATTGGCCCAATCTTCATTTGATAAATTAGATTCTTCTTCAAGTTCATCTACCTGAATCCAATCCGAACCCATTTGTGTACCTGTTGAAGATAAAGAACCTAAAAGTACTTCTGTATGTTCTTTTGATAGTTTTGTTTCATCACTTGATTTTAAAGGCACGCAATTAGGAACTTGTTTTCCGTCTTTGTCTTTCATACCCACCTGTTCGTAACCGTCCCAACAAGGTGCTTTTAATTCTTCGTGATTTTCGCAGGGCATAAAATAAATAACACCCTCTATTTCCATTTCGTGATAGCCACCGCAACCCATTTCTTCAGCTTTTGCAATCGCTTCTTCTTTGGTTTCGTAAGCCTCCTTGCCTCCTATTTTTTTATATTCTTTCTTACTAAGCTTTTGCATTTCAACACCCGTTTCCTCTTCAACTTCTTCTTTATCCTGTAAACTCCTGTCTACTTCGGTAAATTCTAGCGGTTGTAAGGTCGTAAAGTACAGGTTTAAGGCAATATCGTTATAAGCGAGTATGATATCAAAGGAATCTATTAAAAGTTCCTGAAAAGGTCTAATAACGGTATTATCCATTAATTGAGAAGAAACTTTAATTTCGTCAGCATTTGACGAAAAACCTGTTGACGTTGGTATTCCTAATAAAAAACTCGAAACAATTCTGTGGCCAACTTGTATTTTAAGAC